CTTTCAAGATTTGCTAAGTTTTCTATTAACTCTCTCATTCTTTTGTTTTTTGGCATTGGATATACCTTTACTCCGGGCACTTCTTTCATCTAAACCACCTGTTCTTTATTGTGAATGAAGTGAATAACTCCAATTTGGTTATTCCTATTTGTATAATGATACTATCGCCTTCAAATGAAGAGTATCCTACACTTAATAGGAATGTTCTTAACAGTATGATCTTATATTGTCTTAGTATACTATTTTTGTAGTTCTTTTCCGTTGTTGTCGTTCTGATCAAAGGGATACCTAGAAGGGTCCATGATCTTCCTTTCTTCATAGTTATATTCCTGTTTTTTAAAATTCATATGCACTATTTTACCGTCATCATGTACTTCTACTTGAGTATCATGCCCCTCTATGCTGTGAATTTGGTTATCTATTACTTTAACTACTATCTTTCCCATGTTTTGCTCCTAGTATGTGGAGAGAGGGCACAAATAAAGGAATCTGTGCCCATCTCTTAGTTGCGTTTATCAAAACTGAATGTTTCCCAGTTATAATTAACTGTGAGCTTGAAATGAGAATCATCTCTTGCTTTCAACGATTCTATAATTCTGATCTTACTTCCTTCAAGACCTTCAAAACTTATGTACTGATCGGACTTCTGTTCAATAGCACTATTTCCTTTACCGCTATGAACGTCCAAACGCTGTCCTTCCCTGATTCTATAAGATGCACTTTTAGAAATGTGATGTACCGCTATGATCATTACATCTTCACTAATTGCAATGTCTTTTAGACTATTAGCTATTATCTCCTGTCTTGCGAAATCGTCTTTACCAGCATACTTAGCTGGTACTCGATCTATAGTATCAACTACAACTATTTTAGCTTCATTGTCTGAAATAAATCCTGCCAGATTTTGTATGTCTGGACAAGAGCATTTTAGTTTTATGTGTGATATAGAATCAAGCCCGTCCTTTACAATCCTAGGATCTAGATTTTTAGCACCGCTAAGAATTTGATTTTCTGTCATTCTTAATGATGCTTGAAGAAATCTTCTGATCATGGTGTCTTCTTCTACTTCTAATGAAAGGAACAATGTTTTGATCTTTCTTAATTTTGTAACCAAGTATTGTACAAAAGCTGTCTTGCCCAAACCAGTATCACCTATAAGAGTTATAAGCTGACCTGTTTTGAACATATGACTTACTGGTAAGAATGGGAATACTTCCTGTAGATTAAACGATCTGTCTGTGAAATCAGAGTTTACATTTTCAATAAGTTTATTGATCATATCTTCTGCATTCATCACTCCAGATGTTTCATCCAGATTCTTATATCGAAATAGTATACATTTGCTATCACAATAAGGCTGCAGTGTTTCATGATTGCATCCATAATTGTAATCGCTCTTGAATACATCTGATACAACTTTGCTTGTCTCTTCAGCAGGTAGAGGTTTCTCTACCTTAGCCATATATGACCTTGCAAGGTTATCGCATCCATGTTTGTCTAAACCCCATTTCTTACGCCATATACTGGCTAATGCAAGAAGATGTTTGTGTCTATGCTTAGGAACATACCCTGCATTATAAATGTGTTGTGCACATGTAATATATCTGCTGGTCTGTCCTTTAGCATTATCAAACACTTTACGTACTTCTTCTGTGTTCTTCCGGCTCATATCTATAGGATCTAAGCCTTCGATCTTTTCGTGTTTGATCTTAGATGGTGTTTCATGACCACCCATTTTCTTAGCACTTTCAGCTATTGTCTGATAAGAAAAGTTAGCTAAATCTGGAATCGGTACAGGTATCTTGTACAGTTTTGATTTTTGATTGTATGACCACCCAGCTCGTATTAAGCGTCTGGAGTCATAGATCAGATCTATATATTCACCCCAGTCTCTCTGCATAGTAGCACGAACCTGCTTGGCAATGTTAGCTGATGGCTCAAAGCCGTAAACATTGCCTAAGTGAATGTGAAAGCCAGTTCCAGAGAACCATATCTGATAATGCTGTCCATATTCAATGCCCTTATTATGCATAGCATCGCATATGTCGAATACTGCCGTAACAGTTAATTCATCTCCATTGGTTTTATCTTTCACATAGTCTATATCTACTACAATCTTATCTACTGCCTGTATACCGTTAAATCCAGTTACTGTGTTATTCTCTGCTACGAATGCAACAATATCAGGTGAGTATAGAAACATACTGCGGTAGATTTCTCCACCTGCATTCAGCTTTGCAACTTCAGAAAAGTCTTCTAATCTGCATAGCTGGTTTCTATTACTTACACTGCCTGTTGCATATTCTAAATACCAATCTTGCTTTTCCATTGTAACTCCTACGTTTTAGTATCAGGGACATCTCTGCCCCTGATACTTTTCTCACCACTCAACCAAATACTAAATATCTACATCAAAATCAGCAGTTTCCTTTTCAGGTTCTGCAGTCTTTGTTGATTGATTATTAGTATTATTCCCATAATCAAAATCGGTTGATGCATCATCTGAATCATAATTCTTGATGTATCCCTGTTCGACTTCTTTGAGTACTTTATTCTTTAAAGTACCTTGTAGTGCACTGGGTGGTGCTACAATAGAATATGTGTTCCAAAATGGTTTACCGTTGTTTCTAATCTTGGTAGTCTTGTAAGAGCATACCATAAATTGTTTACCAACAACTTCATCAAACCATGATTCTGGAACCGTATAGTCATCTTGCATCATGAGGCTCTTTTTGCCTGTACAGGACTCAAAGAACGCTCTTACTTTGAATGCAGATCCCCACGCTTTCTGATCGGTTATTGGCAGATCACGTTTTAGCATTCCAAAGATCTCTAGTTTCTTATCCCAACTCTGTCCATCGTTATATGTAACAGTTAAGAACATGTCAAAGCATGGGTTCCATTTACCCCATTCTCTCTCTGCATCATATTCTATAGATACAGATTTAACTGTTCCTATTGATTCACTAATTGCTGGCATTATGCAGCCTCCTTTTGTTCTTTTATTTGTATTTGAATTTTCTCTATAGCAGCATCAGCTTGTTCTTCAGTAGGGTTCTTATCTATGAAGGATCTCACTTTCTTAGCTTTATCTTTATCTGTTTTGTTAAATACAGGATTTCTGCTTAGTCTTTCCAGTTTAACATTCTGATCTACTGTAATATGACCTTTAACAGGTTTTTGTCCATTGATCAGTGTTTCTTCACGGTTATCCATACTGTCTGCATCTTTAGTATCGTCAATTGCAAATAGACCGTTACAGGCATATTTACGTGCATAAGATGATGTAGCTCCAGTAATCTGGCTATCGTCCATACCTTTCTTAGTTACAGACTCTCTAGCCCATCCCCTTACAGATATAGAGTCATTGCCATCACTAAATGTTGCTGTTGCCTTGATATAGTTGAATCCATTGATACATACAATTTCATCGTCTACAGTTAAAAAGCAACCTAATTCATTGAGTAGTGGTTTCACACCTTCAAAGATATCTGCAAGATTGCGATAGTTATAGTTTCCGAAATTGTTTCTGTGACCTTTCTCTACTTTAAGAGATGTCTGAACAATATTCAGTTTTTGAAATACATTCAGTTCTTTCATGTATTTATTTCCTTTCTGTTTTGTTATTTAAACCGTAGGGTGGGAAGGTCGGAGTACTGAGCTGTGCACTAGCGTTCATCCTAGTGTCCCCACCTTTGTTGGTTTCTTAAGTTAAGCTGTAGTATTGCAATACCATCGTACTGGTTCCTGTAGTCGTTAACAAGACATGCCATTAGTTGACGAGCTGGTTTCCTATGTAATATCATATGATACCACAGCTAAAATTTT